GGCATTTATTTTATGTGAGGTTAATGACATTGGGGATCAGGTAGCATCTATTCTTAATTTTGATTTAGAATATAAGAATCTTTTAATGACCTCTATGAGAGGAAGAGCAGGACAAGTAATTGGACAGGGATTTTCTGGCAAGAAAACTCAATTGGGAGTTAAGATGTCAAAGACTGTTAAAAAGGTTGGTTCTCTTAACTTGAAGACATTAATTGAGGAGAGCAAACTTCTTTTTACTGATTATGAGATTATGAGTGAATTGACTACATTCATTCATAAAAGTAATTCATTTGAAGCAGAAGAAGGATGTAATGATGACCTTGCTATGTGTTTAGTCATCTATGCATGGTTAGTCCAATGTGATTATTTTAAGGAGTTAACTGATCAAGATGTAAGAAAAAGATTATATGAAGAGCAGAAGAATCAAATAGATCAAGACATGGCTCCTTTTGGTTTTATGGCTGATGGAACGGGTGATGAAAGTTTTGTAGATGATGATGGAGACCGCTGGTTTAACGCTGATGAGTATGGGGATAAATCTTATATGTGGGAATATCTTTCGTAAACGTAGAAATCAATAAATAATTCCTAGATAACTGAGAAATTCGGAGAAAACAAGACATGGCTACTCCTCAATTGTCTCCTGGTGTATTGACTAGGGAGGTTGATTTAACCGTAGGAAGGGCTGAAAACGTATTAGATAATATTGGCGCAATTGCCGGTCCATTTACAATTGGACCTGTTAATGACCCAGTAGATATTTCTACGGAACAAGACCTTATAAATGTATTTGGTAAGCCCCAGTCAACTAGTGCTCAGTACGAGTATTGGATGAGTGCTGCTTCCTATTTGACTTACGGTGGAGTCCTTAAGGTAGTTAGAACTGCTGGTCCATACCTAGCAAATGCTAACGCTGGAGTGGGAATTGCTTCTACTTCGATGACAGGAAGTGGTAGAATCGACAATTATGACGATTATATCAATAATCATGACGATGCAACAGACTTTACTTTCGCTGCAAAGAACCCTGGTTCTTGGGCAAACGATCTAAAGATCACTTTCATCGACAATTTCGCTGACCAAACCCTACACGTTAACACTACTGATCCAGCAGCAATTGGTTGCACGATTGGTTATGGTGTTACTGCACCTATTGATGGTGTTATAGCGGGATTGGGAACAACTACCCAATATAGTGGTTATCTAAAAGGTATTATCGTTGGTGTTAATACAGATAGCAGTACTGCTGCTAATAGCACTATCGATGTAAGAATTGTTTCTAGAGTTTCTGGATTTGGAACAGAAACACTTATTGATTATTCAGAAGATACTGTTGGGTCCGCCTTTACAGCAGGTAATTATATTAAGACTGTTAATAACAGTGCTGCTGTTACAGGAACTGGATTTACACCTAATCTTTCTTCTGGTATTACTGATCCAGTTAAAGACTGGTATGACCAACAAACTTTGGGTCTTACAAATGCTACTATTTCCTGGAAGGAAATTGCTGGAAGACCAACTACTACTAAGTATTGCTTAGATAGAGATTCTGCGAACGATGCACTTCACATTGTTGTAACTGATGATACTGGTAAGATTACTGGTATTCAGGGTAATGTGATAGAGAAGCATCTAAATCTTTCTAAAGCACTTGATGCAGTATCAGCAGTTAATGCTCCAACCAAGAACTGGTACGAGCAATTTATTGCAGATTACTCCGACAATGTTTATGCTGGTGGCAATCCTGGTGGAACAAATAATACTTATTCCTCCTGGGAATCATATCCACGAGCAAGTACTTTCTCTAGTACAACTGATTATACTCCAGTCGGCACTGCTGCTGGTACATGGGGTATCGATGCCCAAGGAGTTGACTTCAACGTTATAGGTAACAAGACTTATACACTTTCAGGTGGTGATGACTACTCTGTTGGTGGTAGCGTTGTAAGTTCTGGAAGTACATATAATGCTTTCTCCGCAACTCTTGGAGATTTGATGACTTCCTACAATGAGTTCTCTAATAAGGACGAAATTGAGGTTGATTTCCTTATTATGGGTCCTGGTGGAGATACCGTTCAGGATTCTCAAGCAAAAGCAAACAAACTAATTTCTCTTGCAAATAGCAGAAAGGATTGTGTTGCTAGCGTTGGACCACATAGGTCAGATTTGGTTGGGGTTACTAATTCCACAACTCAGACCAATAATTTGGTTCAATACTTTGCTTCCCTATCATCTTCTTCTTACGCAGTATTTGATAGTGGTTATAAGTATACTTACGACAGGTTTAATAACAAGTTCCGTTACATTCCAACGAATGCTGACATTGCTGGTTTGATGTGTCGCACTTCGATTACTTCTTATCCTTGGTTCTCACCTGCAGGTCAACAGCGTGGTATTATCAACAATGCTATTAAACTTGCATACAACCCAGATAAGGCACAAAGAGATATCCTTTATCCTAAGAGAGTTAACTCTGTTATCACTCAACCTGGAATAGGAACACTTCTCTTTGGTGATAAGACTGGTCTTGGATATGCATCTGCATTCGACAGAATTAACGTTCGTCGTTTGTTCCTTACTATTGAGCAATCATTACAGAAGGCAGCAGAAGCACAACTCTTTGAACTTAACGATGAATTAACACGGGCGAATTTCCGTAATATTGTTGAACCTTATCTCCGTGATGTTCAGGCAAAGAGAGGTCTCTACGGATTCCTAGTTATTTGTGATACCACAAACAACACTCCTGATGTTATCGACAACAATGAGTTCCGCGCAGACATTTATCTGAAGCCTGCGAAGTCTATTAATTATGTAACTCTAACCTTCATTGCTACCAGAACTGGAGTCAGTTTTGAAGAAGTAGCAGGTAGAGCATAACTTTATTAATAGATCTAAATAACAACAAGGAGGATTAAAGATCATGGCAACTACAAGAGAAAATAAAACAATTTCTCAATTTAAATCGGCACTCATAGGTGGCGGCGCTAGACCCAATCTATTCGAGGTAGAATTAACTACTTTACCTGAGGGAATAAATTGGGATTCGGATATCTTTAGATATATGTGTAAAGCGGCTCAAATGCCTGGGCAAAATATCGCTTCCATTGATATTCCGTTTAGGGGTCGTATTTTTAAAGTTGCTGGAGACAGAACTATTGATAATTGGTCAATAACTGTTATTCAAGATGAAGATTTTAGATTAAGGAATGCATTTGAAGCATGGACACAGCAAATTGCTAGGTTAGATAATAACTTAGGTGCAACTGATCCTAGTGCTTATATGGTTAATGCAAAGGTCTTCCAACTTGGTAGAGGATCAACTCCTGCCAGTACTAATAGTGATGGAACTGCTAATACAGTTTTAAAAGAATATGAATTTGTGGATATTTTCCCAATTACAGTTTCTCCTATTGACTTATCTTATGATTCAGGAGATACAATAGAAGAGTTTACAGTTGAATTCGCAGTTCAGTCTGTTAATTTGATTGCGGGCGGTACTCCTAACGGCTAAAGTGTGGTATAATAAGACTAACTAAATATTAGTAAGTCTAAAAGTACTCGGAAATAAATTATGGCCAAACTTTTTGGATTCTCTATTGAGGATACTGAACCAGCAAACCCTGGCGTAGTTTCTCCCGTTACCCCCACTGATGCGGACGGGCAAGAACACTATTTGAGCAGTGGTTTTTTTGGTTCTTATGTAGATATTGAAGGCGTCTATAAGACAGAATTTGAACTGATTAGACGTTATCGTGAAATGGCATTACACCCAGAGTGTGATAGTGCTATTGAAGATATTGTAAATGAAGCAATTGTATCAGATACTAATGATGTTCCTGTACAAGTTGATTTAGATAATTTAAATGCTAGTGATGGTATTAAGAAGAAGATAAGAGAAGAATTTAAATATGTTTTAGATTTATTGGATTTTGATAAAAAGTGCCATGAGATATATCGTAATTGGTATATTGATGGTAGATTATATTATAATAAAGTAATTGATTTAAAAGCACCTCACGAGGGAATACAGGAATTACGTTATATTGACGCAATGAAAATGCGTTATGTCCGTAAGCAGATACATGATAAGGAAAGAGAACGCAGTTCACTAATTCCAGGCAATGATAATCCTATGGAATTTGTAATGCCTAGAATGGAAGAGTTCTTCATCTACAATCCTAAAGCGGTTTATCCTGTAGGGAACTCTACTTATACTCAGGAAACTGCTGGTATTAAGATGACCAAAGATTCCATTGCGTATTGTACCAGTGGATTAGTAGATAGGAATAAAGGATCTGTACTTTCTTATCTTCATAAAGCAATTAAATCACTTAATCAACTTAGGATGATTGAGGATAGTTTGGTTATATACAGATTATCAAGAGCCCCAGAACGCAGAATATTCTATATTGATGTCGGCAATCTACCTAAAGTAAAGGCAGAGCAATATCTCCGTGACGTTATGATGAGATATCGTAACAAGTTGGTCTATGATGCTAAGACAGGGGAAGTTCGTGATGACAAAAAATACATGGCGATGCTTGAAGACTTCTGGTTACCTAGAAGAGAAGGTGGTCGTGGAACCGAAATCACAACACTCCCAGGAGGACAAAACCTTGGAGAAATCACTGATATTGAATATTTTAAGAAGAAGCTCTACCGCTCACTTAATGTTCCTCCCTCAAGAATGGATGGAGAAGGTGGGTTTAACTTGGGCAGATCTTCTGAGATCTTAAGGGATGAAGTTAAATTCAGTAAGTTTGTAGGTCGTTTAAGGAAGAGATTCTCCGGTTTATTCACTGATTTACTTAAGACTCAACTACTTCTTAAGAACATTGTGACCCCAGAAGACTGGGAAATCATGAGTGAACACATCCAATATGACTTCTTATATGATAATCACTTTGCAGAATTAAAAGAAACTGAACTTTTAAATGAAAGATTGGCAAGTGTTGCTACTGCCGAACCTTATATTGGAAAGTATTTTTCACAAGATTATGTAAGACGTAATATCTTACATCAAAGTGATGAAGAAATTTTGGATCAAGATAAACTTATCAAGAAAGAAATTAAGGATGGTACTATTCCTGATCCTGCAGACATGATGCTAGACCCTGAAGGTAGTGGTGGATTCCGACCATTACCAATAGAAGGAGAACTTGGGGCTCCTGTTGGGGGACAAGAACCAGATGCTGCATTAAGATCTATGGATGTAGATACTTCTGTTGCACAATCGGATGCTAATTTGGTTAAGCCTAAAGGCGGCGAAATTTAATGTCCGTCGGTGGAAAGAAGAATGAGTATGATTTCCAACGAGAAGAAGATGATTTAAGCTGGTGGGCAGAGCAAAGATTTAATATTAGAGAAGTGCGGATGATATCCAGCAGTCTCGATAATTATAAAACTATTTGGCAAGGTGAACCGGATAGACCAAAAGAAGAAATGGAATTTGTGGATTGGTATCAAGCCCGCTTATTTGCAATGATTACTGACTATAATTTTACACACCATGAAGTGGAGACAGATAGTGATGACTCTACCCCTAGTGGTAATGATACATAAATATTAGAGATTACTCACATTTAATACAATGCCTGATACTGAAACTGAATTGAATTCGTCTGAAATGGCCCAACAGGTCCAAAGTGAATTAATGGATATGATTATTGCTGATGAATCACCTGCAAATATTAGTGATAAGATTAAAGATATTTTGTTCACTAAGTCTGCCACTAAAGTGGATGATTTTCGTCCTGATGTAGCAGCAGATGCTTTTGGTGAAAAAGAAGCACAAGATGCTATAGATCAAGCTTCTGCGGAAATTAGTGGTGAAGCTGCTGCTGAAAGAGCAGGAGAAGAACCGGCACCATCTATATAAGAGTAATTATAAATAAATAAGATACTGAACTTTTAAAGATAATGACAGCATATGTCGGCGTAGGATCTGCAGTTAGTTTGAGTGTTACGGCTGCGGCTAGTGCCACTACTCCCTGGATGGATCAAAAGACTCAATACTTACGATGTGTTGCTATCGGTGCTTCAGCAATCCATGTTAATTCATCGCAATTTGCTCCAACAGGAAATTCTCCACATGCCACTAGTGCTACTGGGGGATTAACTGCTACTACAGCAGATTTTGTTGTAACAAGAGAGCAACCTATAGTTATTGGTCTTAATCAAGTTTGTTCTCAAACTGTGGTAGCAATAACAACTGGTACTCAAACTGAAATTGATTTCCCAGAAGGTACTGGATCTCAATTCGTTGTAGGTCAAGCAGTTAGTTTATATGTTGATAATGCTGCCGATGGAACTACTCAAGCAGGTTTTGCTGGATCTATTCGAGATGTAGGAATTACTACTGTTTATACTGGAAACGGTGTTGAGGGATATTTTGCTACTAGAGTTGGAATTGATACCAATTCTCAAGAGTGTCCTGCATATCTGGGATTTGGAACTGCCTTTGCTCAATTAAGAGGTACTTTTAAAGTTGCTGGTATTTGTGCAGCAGGTAGTGGAAGTGGAACATTATTAGTTCAGCAAGTTCAGATTGTAGGAGGTTAATTCCATGAAACTTATCAGAGAAGAAATCGAAGACGTTAAGATCCTTACCGAATCAAGAAATGGTAGGAAATCTTTGTATATTGAAGGTATCTTTCTACAAGGAAACATAAAGAACCGTAATGGTCGGATGTATCCAATGGAAACTCTTCAAAAAGAAGTTGGTAGATATATCAAAGAACAAGTTGCTGAAGGAAGAGCAGTTGGTGAATTAGGTCATCCAGACAGTCCCACTGTAAACCTCGATAGAGTTTCCCATAAAATTATCTCTTTAAGAGAGTCTGGTTCTAATTTCATTGGTAAGGCAAAAATACTTGAGTCTACACCAATGGGTAAGATTGCATCTGGACTTTTAAGCGAAGGTGTAAAACTTGGCGTATCTTCTCGTGGTATTGGTTCATTGAAACCAACCAAAGAGGGATTCAATGTTGTCAGTGATGACTTCATGTTAGCCACAGCAGCAGATATTGTTGCTGATCCTTCTGCACCTGATGCTTTCGTTGAAGGTGTGATGGAAGGTAAGGAATGGGTCTGGGAAGGAACCATTCTTAAAGAGAGAAAAGCAGAACAAGTTAAGTCTGCAATTGATACTCTTGCAGGGCAGAAACGCCTTGAAGAGCATAAAATGAATTTGTTTAATGAGTTTATTAACTCATTGTAAAGTTTAACATTATAAATAAATATAGATTTTTCTACAGTCAAGAACTTCGGAGTACAAAAAAATGTCTAGTGGCACCCAATTACAAAGCATGGAAGAGGACGTTAAGCAATCCAAGACTGCGGTAAATGCTAATGCAGAACCAGCGCAGCCAATGGAGAAGCTAAACCCTTCCGACACACCAGGAAATACCGCACAGATCGAAGATCTAGGTGGACCAACTCCTGAGAACTACAGTCCAACTAACGATTCAGCCAAGTTGAAATCACCTGGCGGAACACTTAAGCAAGTTAGAGACGTAGTTAACAAGGGCGCTGCAAAAGCAGACCAAGCGATGCCTAAGGGACCAACTAAAATTAAAGCTGAAGAAGCTGAAGTTGATGCCGAAGACATCATCACTGAAGAACCTCAAACAGAAGTTGTTTCTGAAGTTGAGGAGACTGTAGTAGAAGAGACTGCCGAAGACGAGGCAGTTGTTAACGAAGCACCTGAGTATACTGAGATTAGCATCGAAGAAGATGTTGACGCTCTAGTTGCAGGCGAAGAACTTTCTGAGGAGTTCAAGGAAAAGGCCAAGACTATCCTAGAAGCCGCCATTAAAGGTAAGGTTTCACAAATTAAGGAGACTCTTGAGACTGAATATGACTCAAAACTCCTAGAAGAAGTCGAGGAAATCAAAGGCGCACTTAATGAGCGTGTTGATTCCTACTTAGAATATGTTGCTGACGAATGGTTCACTGAGAATCAACTCGCAGTACAAGGCGGTCTTAAAGAAGAACTCACTGAGTCCTTTATGACTGGTCTAAAAGGTCTTTTTGAAGAACATTATGTATCAATCCCTGAAGAAAAATATGATGTACTTGAGAGCATGGTAGAAAAACTAGATGATATGGAATCCAAACTCAATGAGCAAATTGAGAAGAATGTTTCCCTAAACAAGCGTCTCGCAGAGTCGGTTGCGGTAGGAGTATTCGATCAAGTTTCTGAAGGTCTTGCCGACACTCAGAAAGAGAAGCTTGCATCACTTTCCGAAAGTGTAGAGTTTGATAGTGAAAATCAATATCGTGAGAAGTTGGAGACACTTAAGGAATCTTATTTCCCAGGTAAGTCTGTACCAACGGCTACTAAAACCGAGACCCTTTCCGAGGGAATGGAAGCCGCACCTGAAGTTCATTCAGGATCAATGGCTAGATACCTCAAAACAATGTCGATGGTTAACAAGTAGTAATGAATTCAACATTAAATCAAACTAACTAACTTTAAAAGGTAAAAAGCAAATGTTCCAATCAGAACAATTGCAGGAAAAGTGGGCTCCACTTCTCGACCATGAAGGATCTGATAAGATCCAAGATAATCATCGTCGCGCAGTTACCGCTGTCCTGCTAGAAAACCAAGAAAAATTCCTCAGAGAGCAATCCGCGTTTGAGAACGGTGGATCAATGTTGACTGAGGCAGTACCAACTAACAGCACTGGATCTACTTCCACTGTTGCTGGTTTGTCCGCTGATGCAACAGCATCCGGACCAATGGCCGGTTTCGACCCCGTACTGATCAGCCTAATCCGTCGTGCAATGCCTAATTTGGTTGCATATGACGTTGCTGGCGTTCAGCCTATGAGCGGTCCTACTGGACTAATCTTTGCAATGCGTTCCCGCTACAAGACCAACCTTGGCACAGAAGCCTTCTACAACGAAGCAAACTCTGCCTTCTCTGGTCAACCCGCTGGTGAAGATGATACCGGTGGATTCACTTCACTAAGAACTGGTATGGGTACTACTTCACAGAATGGTAACAACCCATCTGTGTTGAACCCAACCTCGACTGCAACTGCTGGCGATTATAACGTCGGTCAGGGAATGAACACTGCTAGTGCTGAAGGACTTTCAGGCACTGGTGCTGATGCATTCCAACAGATGGCATTCTCAATCGAGAAAGTCACTGTTACTGCTAAGTCTCGTGCGCTAAAAGCTGAGTACAGTTTAGAACTGGCTCAAGACCTTAAGGCGATCCACGGTCTAAACGCAGAAGCAGAACTTGCTAACATCCTTTCTACTGAAATCCTTGCTGAAATCAACAGGGAAGTCATTAGAACAATCTATAAGGTTGCTGAGCAAGGCGCTGTACAAAACGTTGCAACTCCAGGTGTATTTGACCTAGACATCGACTCAAACGGCAGATGGTCTGTTGAGAAGTTCAAGGGTCTTATCTTCCAGATTGAGCGTGACGCAAACGCAATCGCACAAAGAACTCGTCGCGGAAAGGGTAACATCATCCTTTGCTCTGCAGACGTTGCTTCTGCTCTTACAATGGCAGGCGTTCTGGATTATACTCCAGCACTTAACGCTAACCTTCAGGTTGATCCTACTGGTAATACTTTCGCAGGAACTCTGCAAGGTAAGTACCGTGTATACATCGACCCATATGCTGCTAACCTTGGTGGTGCTACGCAAACTGCTAACACTTCTCCTGGCAACCAGTACTATGTTGTTGGTTACAAAGGTTCCTCACCTTATGACGCAGGTTTATTCTACTGCCCTTACGTTCCACTACAGATGGTACGTGCAGTCGGAGAAAACACCTTCCAGCCCAAAATTGGCTTTAAGACCCGCTACGGCATGGTCGCAAACCCATTCGCGGACGGAACTGCTCAAGGCATGGGTCTC